ATTCAACGTAATACTGACCTGACTACTAAAGCTGTTGACTTTGAAGATGGTGCAGTGTTGACTGAAGCATCTCTTGATGAAGCAGTAGACCAAGTGTTCTTTGCGGCACAGGAAGCTATTGACAAAGCAAACGACTCTATTACAGTTGATACTGATGACAAGTGGGATGCACAGTCAAAGGTTATTAAGAATGTAGCTACACCTGTAAACGCCAATGATGCGGCTAACAAGGACTACATCGACACGCAGACTGTATCTGCCGCTACGTCAGCCACCAATGCGGCTACGTCAGCTACTAATGCCGCCACTAGTGCTACTAATGCGGCAACTAGCGAAAGCAATGCGGCTACCAGTGAGTCTAACGCTTCTGCGTCAGCTACGAGTGCTTCTACTAGTGCAAGTACAGCTACGACACAGGCTACCAACGCTTCTACTTCTGCTACTAATGCGGCAACTAGTGCGGCTACAGCTACCACACAGGCTACAAATGCTTCGACATCTGCTACAGCTAGTGCTACCAGTGCTACAGCTAGTGCAACTTCTGCGACTGCTTCTGCAAGTTCAGCAACAGATGCACAGAGTAGCGAAGATGAAGCTGAAGAGTGGGCTACTAAGACTACAGGTATTGTAGCAAGTACAGGCTACTCAGCTAAAGCATGGGCTACAGGTGGTACAGGTGTTACCTCACAGTCAGGTGCAGGTGCGGCAGAAGAATGGGCTACCAAGACTACAGGACAGGTAGATGGCACTGAGTACTCTGCTAAAGAGTATGCCATTGGTTCTCAGTCAGGTCAGACATCAGGCTCTGCAAAGCAGTGGGCTTTGGGTGGTGGTGCATCATACGTTACTAATACTACAGTAGATGGTACAAACTACTCAGCTAAGTACTGGGCAGAACAAGCGGCGGCTAGTGCAGACTCCGTGGATGACACGTACCTTGGCGCAAAATCATCAGCTCCAACACTGGACAACGATGGTAATGCACTGCAAACTGGTGCGTTGTATTTTAACAATTCTTCAAATGACTTGTTCGTTTGGAACGGAACTTCATGGCAGGTGACTGCTGTAACAGCCTCTGGCTTTGCTACTGCTGGTTTCTCAATCGCTATGTCAATCGCTCTATAAGGATATATTATGGCACAGAATTTTAGACGTTATACCCTAAACTCTGTCGGCACGTCAGCCGCAGATATTCCTGATGGGGCTAACTTTGATAGCTACGATACGATTGTAGGTATCCACATGACAAACATTACAAGCAATGCTATTAACGTAGACTGCTACATCAACGATGGTACTAACGACATCTACTTGGTAAAGGGTGCGCCTATTGCCGCAGGTGGTGCGTTACAGGTACTTGATGGTGGAGCAAAAGTGGTGGTACAATCAGGTGACCGCCTTTGGATTAAATCAGATACAGCAAGTTCACTGGACTGCTGGGTATCAGCCGTTGATGCAATCAGCACATAAGGAGTAAGCAATGGGATATGTAGGTAATCAAACTACAAATAGTTACTCCTCAATGGATAAGCAAGTTATCACTGGCAACGGTGGTGCAAGCTATACACTTACCCACGCTGTAGCCAACGCTCAAGAGATTGAGGTGTTTGTAAACAATGTGCGTCAGGAAGCTGGTGTTGCATACACTGTGGCTGGTACTGCACTAAGCATGACAGGCAATGTGGCAAGCACAGATGACTTTTACGTTATCTATCAGGGCAAAGCATTGCAAACTGTAGTACCGCCTGATGGTTCTGTAACAGAAGCTAAACTTGTTTCTGGATTTGGCCTTCTTCCTACGGGAATGATTGCACCTTTTGCTATGAGTACCGCCCCTACAGGATGGCTAGAGTGTGATGGCTCTGCTGTATCAAGAACAACCTATGCAGTTTTGTTTGCCGCTTTAAGCACAACGCATGGCGCAGGTAATGGTTCAACTACATTTAACGTACCTGACCTAAGAGGTGAGTTTATTCGTGGCTGGGATAATGGCAAGGGTACAGATAGCGGCAGAACATTTGGCTCTTCTCAAGCAGACGAACTGAAGAGCCACTTCCACAGACCAAACAATTATTCAACAGATAACACCAATGTGTTTTTTCAAGGTCTTGGCTCTGGAAGCGGATACGCTTATCCCGGGGTTGGTGGGTCAGGTTCTTATTTATACAGTACCTTTGCGGATCAAACAGACCCAACTGGCGGCACTGAAACAAGACCACGCAACATCGCTATGATGTACTGCGTGAAAGCATAGGGAGGCTGTAATGGCATTATCTAAAATACTACCAGCCTCACAAGAGCAATATGCAGGGGCTAGAAATCTTATCATCAATGGTGACTTTGCTGTTGACCAAAGAAACGGTGGCTCAAGTATAACCCCTACCAATGGTCAGTTTAGTGCAGACAGATGGAAATGTTCTTTAAGCCAAGCGTCAAAGTTTTCTGTGGAACAGATAACGGATGCTCCTGTTGGGTTTCAAAACTCAGTAAAACTTACTAGCCTTTCTGCTTACACCCCTGTTTCTGGTGATTACTTTCTTATTCAGCAACAGCTAGAAGGATATACAGGCGCACATTTACTTTATGGAACAGCTAACGCTAAGACAGCAACTTTGTCTTTCTATGTAAAGTCATCTTTAACAGGGACTTTCGGTGGTGCAATCAGAAACAGTAATGGTTACAGCAGAACTTATCCTTTTGAGTACACAATTAATTCTGCAAACACTTGGGAAAGAAAGACCATAACATTTGCTGGCGATACATCTGGCACTTATTTAACAACAAATGGTGCTGGAATTACAACAACCTTTAGCATAGGTGCTGGTGCTGATTTTAAGTCAACAGCAAATGCTTGGGCAACTAACAATGATATTGCAGGAAGTAACGCAACAGATGTTGTGGCAACTAATAGTGCAACATGGCAACTTTCTGGCATCCAGCTTGAGGTAGGCGAGGCCACACCATTTGAGCATCGGTCTTATGGGGATGAGTTGGCTAGGTGTCAGAGGTATTATGGAAAATATTATCTACACAAAGGCAATGAATATATGACGCATGGGGGAAACATTTCCCTATCTTCAAACTTTTCTTTTCCTACAACAATGAGAGCTACGCCAACATCAACTCATGTTCAAAATATAAATGCAAGTAACTGTAATAGTTCTAACATTACTTTTGTTGATTTTGACGGTGCTTCTTATCAAGTAAATATGCACGTTACATCTGGCACAGTAAGTCGCAGAGATATTTATGCTTTTGATGCGGAGTTATAAAAATGGAAAATAATCTAAACATATCGTCTGCTCAATATGTAAAACAACAAGAAACACAAGTCATAAATGACGAGAATGTTTATGTAAGTGTTGGTGACAATTTTGCAGTAGACGTTGTAATTGATGGCGAGACACTGCGAGTTCCACTTGACCCAGCCAACCGCCACTACGCAGAAATCTTGCGTCAGGTAGACGCTGGCACACTAACTATAGAGGAGGCAGACTAATGCCATATATAGGTGTAGCCCCCTCTAGTGGGCTTTTTAAAAAGCTAGACAGCATCTCCGTAGTCAACAATCAGGCCGCATATACGATGCAATACAACAGTAGCAACTTCAAACCTGCTACAGCAGAACAACTCATCGTATCAGTAAACGGTGTTATCCAAGCCCCTAACGATGCTTACACAGTGTCTGGCTCAACAATCACATTCTCAGAGAACCTAGTTACTGGGGATGTGATTGACTTTATTGTAGCCTTGGGTGAAGTCGGTAATACGGTAACGCCTACAGATGGCTCAGTAGATATTAACAAGATGTCCTCATCAATCATGAAGGACGCAGGAATTAGAGTAAACGACAACGAACTTACCAATGACGTAACCATTGCGGTAGATGAACGTGCAATGGTGTCTGGTGACTTCAAGGTGTCAGCTAACCTTACAATTAACGGAGTGTTGACCATTGTCTAAATTATATGTGGATGAAATACATCCAAAAACCACTGGGGGAGATATTAGTCTTAAGCTCCCTGCTGGTGCTGTTATTCAAACTTTATTTAACTCATACACTACGGAAACATCAGTCACTTCTACAACAAAGGGAAGTGGGACTGAAACTGGCTTAGAAATAACTGTAACACCTAAGTCATCTTCAAATAAATTATTGATACAAGCTAATGTTGCTATAGCTGACATAGCTTATACATCTGACTCATGGGTATCTTTTGAAATACATGATGGTAGCTCAATAGTTTATACTGAAGAATCTGCGGCATATTATCATAATGCCCCGGGGGATGAGTCATTTAGAACAAGAGCAACAATACTAACTCTTATTGATGCACCTTTAGGGACTACTACTTATAAAGTTAGAGGCTTTAGAAACGGAGGAAGTTTTAAAGCACAAAGAGATGGTAATCCTAGTCATATAGTTATTCAAGAGATACAACAGTAGGAGAAAAACAATGGCATCAATAATTGGCGTTGAAACGCTCCAACATACTAACGGTACTACTGCGGCTACGATTGATAGTAGTGGTAACTTAACCTTTAACAATTCATTAACAGGAACAGGGATACTTAAGAGTGTTTCTGAACAAACCGCAACTGGTAATAGCGAAGTTGATTTTACAGGAATACCAAGTGATGTAAACTTAATTAAATTTACAGGATACGGAGTATCTGCTTCTGCCGCAGAAACGCTTGAAATTAGAATCGGTGATAGCGGTGGGTTTGAAACTACTGGTTATGGTAGACAAAATCATTATGGGGGGGTAGCTGCAAACGTATTCGTTACTGGTGGTAGTTCTACAAATGGAGATTCTTGGAAAAATTATAATTGGAACAATGCCTCACATGTTTTTTACATGAGAGGCGAATTAGTCCACGCTGGTAGTAATAAATGGATAATGGAAGCTAGGTTTTTCTTTTCAAATGAAGATGCTTATTTTTCAGCTATGTTTGGACATAAAGAATTATCTGGCGTGTTAGACAGAGTGCGTTTTTACGTTGCGTCTGGCACATTTGATGCTGGCACTTTTAAAGTTATGTATGCATAGGAGAACAGGATGACAAGTATATTAAAAGTAGACAACATCCAGAACTCCTCTGGTACAAGTGCGTTGAGCATTGATAGTAGTGGTCGTATTCTTACACCAGCTAGACCAGCTTTTTACGCTTATGATACACCTGCCTCTTGGCAATCTTTGGCAAGCTCACATGAAGTTGTAATGTCCAGCACTCAGTATAATGTAGGCGGTCACTATTCTACCTCTACTGGTAGATTTACTGCCCCTGTAGATGGGTTGTATAATTTTAGCGGCAAGGTATATGTCAATAATACATCTACAGCTTCTTCGTTTTATGTTTCAATAAGCGGTAGTACCCCATCTTACCATTACTATTTAGGTGCAGAAAACGCGGCATCAGACAATTCAGTAGGTTTTTCTGAAAACTTTGAACTAACAAGTGGTCAATATGTATCTATAATTGGATATGCAGGTGAGTATTACAAATCACATTCAACCTTTAGCGGCTACTTAATAGGATAGGAGACTGACATGGGATTAACACGAATAAACAATCAGGCTCTTCCAACTTTAGATAATAACAAGTTACCTAGTGGTAGTGTTTTGCAAGTTGTTCAAAATACATTTGCCCCTGCATCAAATGAAGCCACATCAAATACAAGTTACCAAGCATCAAGTTGGAACATCACAGTTCAAAAAAAACAACTTGATAGTAAATTGCTAGTAACTTTTGCTGGTGGTCATCAATATCTTCAAAACTATGCGGCTGGTGTTGTGTCTACTATTTGTCAAGAAAGTGGAAGCAGTACATTTACAGCAAGTACAACTTACGCATCTGCTAATGACCCAGCCTCTGCTTACACTTTTGGTATGCAACAAGTGTACAACGCAACTGGTTTGCATACTGCACCACATTCTAAAAACTGGTTATTTGATTCATCTGGTAATGAGTTTGAAGCATTTAGAGCTTTTTTTAGGGCAAGAAACTCAGGATATACTGGTGTATTCTTTGAAGCTGGACACATTGCAACAATCACAGTAATGGAGATTGCTGGCTAATGGACGAAACAAAATCACAACTAGACGCTCACGAGCGAGAGTGTGCCGTCCGTTATGAACTGGTACAGAATAGGCTAGACAGCTTAGACAAACGTATGTGGAGACTAGAAGCAATGCTTATGATTTCCACAGCGTCTGTCATAGGCGTAGCTGGTATGCTATTAACAAAACTATAACATAAGGAGAGTAGGCTATGCTGGCAGAACTTGCCGCCGCTAATGCCGCCTTTGCTGTAATCAAGAAGTTTATTTCCAACGGAAGAGAACTGGCTGACTGTACGAAAGCTATCAGTGACTTTGTTACAGCAAAGGACGCTCTTCAAAAAAAGGGAAACAAGAAGAAGAACTCTTGGTTTGGTAAGTTGGGCGGCAACACTGCGGATGACTTAGAAGAGTTTATGGCGTTAGAAAAGATACGTCAACAAGAAGAAGAATTAAAACAGTTTATGATTTACGCTGGACGTGCTGGCTTATGGCATGATTGGATTAGGTTTCAAGGAGAAGCACGTAGACGTAGACAACAAGAAAAGATAGATGCTGTACGTAAGCGACAGGAACTGATAGAGGTTCTAGGGTACGCTACGGTAGCTGTAACAATTATAGTGGTGTGTGTCAGTATACTCTATGCGGCATACATATGGAGAAACTAATGATACAAGCACTGATACCACAGTTGATTCCTATTCTGGGTAATGCTATAGATAAAGTAATACCTGACAATGTATCTAAGGAAGTAGCTAAGAAAGAACTTGAGAAAGCCCTAGTAGATAATGCTAACAGTATTAATCTTGAAACTATTAAAACAAATCAGATTGAAGCTGGACATCGTTCAGTATGGGTATCAGGTTGGAGGCCAGCTATCGGCTGGTCGTGTAGCCTTGGTATTGCGTGGCTCTTTATTGGACATCCACTGGCTACGTGGGCGGTTATGCTTAGTGGCAACGACAGTATGGTTATGCCTACCATACCTACTGATATTCTGCTAGAGCTTACCTTTGCTATGCTTGGTATGGCTGGTCTTCGTACATTTGAAAAGCTAAAGGGTATTGCTAAGTAGTGGAACTAATACACATAGAAATGATTATCCACTTTCTTGTATTAACAGGTGTGTGGATAAACACTATCTTAAACATATTAAGTAGACGTAAATGAACAAACTGATAGAACAACTTAAACGACATGAAGGCATTGAACTTAAACCTTATCAGGACACGGTTGGTAAATGGACTATAGGCGTGGGCAGAAATCTGGACGATATCGGTATCTCAGAGCAAGAGGCAGAAATGCTACTACTAAACGATATCAAAGAAGCAGAGCGACAACTGATAACCACAATGCCTTGGACACAGGAACTAGACGAGGTACGTTTCTCAGCCCTACTCAACTTCGTCTTCAACGTAGGAATAGGGACAGCCTCAAAGTTCGTAAACGCAATGGGTCTGCTAAAGGACGAAAAGTACGATATGGCGGCAGACGAGTTCTTACAGAGCAAGTGGGCTAGACAAGTAGGCAACCGTGCCATTGAAGTAACAGACCAGATACGTACAGGAGAATGGAAGTGAGTGATGAAAACATAGGGGAAAAGATAGGTTTTCCCAATGCAAAGTATTTAAAAGACCCTAAGAAAAAAAGAAAAAAGAAAGAAAGTTTACTTAAATACTACAAAAGAAAAATTAAAGAACTAACCACGTCATGACAGAAAAACAACTGATGGAGACTCTGCACGATGCAGTCACTAGAGACTTGCTGATGCGTGTACAGAGTGGCGAAGCAACGGCTAGTGAGCTATCAGTAGCTGTTAAGTTTCTTAAAGATAATGGCGCAAGCCTTGACGTAATTACAGCGGAATCACCTATGGCTAGCTTGCTAGAGGGATTACCATTTGAAGTAGCGGAGAAGGTACAATGAGGGGTCATAACGCAAGTCTAGCATCTAAGAATGTCACGCTACCTGCTGACCAATCTTGGGTAAAACTGCTAGACGATAATCCTAGTCGTATGTACCTAGTAATACAGAATGACCACGACAACCATTACATTACTATTGGCTTCAGTGATAACAACACAGCCCCTACTACTGGTATGAACCTAGCTGGTTCAGCACAAGCTGGTGACCTAGCGGCTACGTGGGAGTTCTCTGTAGCTCCTATTAACGCTGTGTGGGCAAAGGTAAACGATGCTCACGCACATGACATTGAAGTAGTATACGATGACTAATGTACCACAGGCTCTACATGACTTTAGGAACTTTACGTACCTAGTCTGGCAACATCTGGGGTTACCAGAGCCTACTCCAGTACAATACGATATTGCTAACTATCTTCAACACAGTCCAAAGCGTTGTATCATCGAAGCGTTCCGTGGTGTGGGTAAATCCTACATCACAGCCGCCTACGTGGTACACCAGCTACTTCTAGACCCTGACAAGAAGTTCATGGTTGTATCAGCTTCTAAGGCTCGTGCAGATGACTTCTCTACCTTTACACAGCGTATCATCACAGAGATACCTATCTGCCAACACCTAGTGGCTAAAGAGGGTCAGAGGTGGTCTAAGATTGCCTTTGACGTAGCACCAGCTAAAGCATCTGGTAGCCCCTCAGTAAAGTCTGTGGGTGTCACAGGACAGCTTACTGGTTCTCGTGCAGACGTAATCATTGCAGATGACGTTGAAGTACCTAACAACTCTATGACACACATGATGCGAGAGCGTCTTGCAGAGTCTGTAAAGGAGTTTGACGCTGTTCTAAAGCCTGATGGTAACATTATCTACCTTGGTACACCACAGAATGAGATGTCCTTGTACAACACACTGACTACTCGTGGTTATGATATGCGTATCTGGCCAGCTAGATATCCTACCCTAGAACGCTCTGAGAAGGCGTATGGTAGCCGTCTTGCACCTACACTGTATGATTCTATACAAAAAGAAGGAGAGGCTCTCTAGGGCCT